AAACTAAACAATAATGATGCAAATGAGTTAGTTCAAGAGATGTATCTTAGAATGTATGATTACACTAAAGATGTAAATCGTATAATGTATAATGAAAAAGAAATTAATACATTTTATATTTATATCACATTAAGAAATTTATATTACAGTAAATGCAGTAGTTATAAAAAGAAAAAGATTACAGTGTTTTCAGATGTAGATGAAGAGAAATATAATTATATAATGAATAGTATAACTTTTAATGCAGATGAAGTTAATACTAATTATAATAAAAAAGTAAATTTAGAAGCTTTGTATAACAAGATCGATGACATTATAGAGGATTGGTATTGGTACGACAAGAAGCTAACTAAGTTATATCTTAATACTAATATGAGTATGCGAGATATAAGTAAAGAAACTAAAATAAGTTTAAGTTCAATATTTAATACATTAACAAATGCAAAAGAAAAAATCAGAAAAGAAAGCAAAGAAGAGTACAAAAAGTATAAAAGCTAAAGGGTTAGGCGATACAGTCGAACAAGTGCTTGAAGCAACTGGAGTATCAAAAATAGCTAAGTGGGTACTTGGTGAGGATTGTGGATGCGAAGAGCGTAAAGAAAAATTAAACAAATTATTTCCGTATAACAAATCAGAATGTTTAACTGAGAATGAATATACGTCTTTGAATAAATATTTTGAAGAAGGTAATAACGTAGTACAACCTGAGGTTCAAGAAGAGATGGTTAAAATATATAATAGAGTATTTCGTCAAAAAGTGAAACTTACTAGTTGTAGTTCTTGTTATAAAAGAACAATACATGATAATCTAAAAAAAATCTACTCACAATATAATTTATAATTATGCCATTTTTAAAACCAAAGAAATATGAAGAGAAGGCAAACTTCTTAGCAAGGTTCATGAACAATGCAAAAATGATCTTAGAGTACCCAGATACTAAACAAAGGTATGCAGTTGGTTTAGATGTTTGGAAAAAGAATTTCATGTAATAGTTGCATATATAAGTTCTTTTATTAACTTTGTGTTGAAAACAAAGAAATATGAGAACATTATTTTACACATTACTTTTATGCACATTACTAAGTTGTGAGGACAACTGCGATCTAAGTAGCTATCCTTCAGCACCTTACAACGAACCTTACCATGTTGACTACGGAGACAACACTGTTAGATATGTTTATCTATGCAGAGATGGTTATAACAATGAGGTTTTTAATTATTACATAGCAGACGGATGTTGGGAATATAGTTTATCATATCAGTATAACTCAAATTGTAATTAATATGAAAGAACCGATTATCACACTAGACAACGAAATTCATGACAGACATGAGATCACACAAAAAGCAATAGAAGACAGTTTCTATTATGGCTATTTAGCTAAAGCTTGTTTATCAAGTAGTGCAATAAGTCAACTACTTAAATCACCACTTGAATACTTAAATCAAATAAACCTACCTACTGAATCTGATGCATTGGCACAAGGTTATTTATTTCATGCAAGTATATTAGAAGAGCATAAGTTTAATGAGTGTTTGTTTTTAGATGTAAAGACAAAAGCAAATAAAGAATATAAACTAGCTAAACAAGAAAGGTGGGATGTGTTTACTGTTAAAGATAGAGATGTGGCTTTAAGAATGAGAGATAGATTTTATAATTGTGATGAGGCAAAAGAACTTATAGAGAACAGTAAGTTTGAAGTGCCTATGGTAAACAATTTAATGGATTATCCATTTAGAGGTAAAGCAGATATTTTAGGAGAACACTTAATAGATTTAAAAAGCACTGCACAAATAAATAAGTCATTTTATAATAAAAATGGAGAACTTATAGAATATAATAGTTTCAAAGGAAGTGCTAATAAATTTAATTATGATAGCCAGTGTTTTATATATTGTAATTTATTTGGCAAAAGTTATAAAGATTTTAAGTATATTGTCATTGACAAATCTCCTACAAATGAAATAGGCATATTTGATGTGAGCGAAGAGTTTTATTATAGTGGAGAACAAAAGGTTGAATATGCAATAAAAGTATATGAAAACTATATTAAAAATGAATATGATCTTGAAAACTACATAGTAAAAGCAACATTATAAATGCCATCAGAATACTTAGATTACTTAGATTGCTATGAAGATACTTTAATGTGTCTAAAAAAAAGAGTAATATCAGAAAAAGAAATACCTCTTCTTATAGAGCAATACGAAATGGAAGAACACTATGAGTGTTGTAGTGCCATGATTCATGCCTTAGAAGATTATCAAAAACATCAAAATTATTTACCATAATGATTACACCTAAACAAATTGCAGACGAATTAATTAAATTATCTAAAATAGATATATTCAAAATAACAAGACAAAGAGAGTATGTAGAAGTTAGATCATTGTTTAATTACATATTGTATAACTATAAAAAAATGGGTTATACAAAGATTAAAGAATTTTATCAATCTAATGATTGGTATATAAACCATGCTACTATAATTTATTCTATTGAATCTTATCAGCAACACAAACTTTATAATCCTGATTTGGTTATTTGGTTAGAACACATAGTTGATAATATAAATAAAATGGATAATTTTACTAAAAGGGAATTTATTAGAGGCAAGATTAATTCATTATCTAATACTGACATTGATGAACTAACTATGGTTATTAGTAATATGCCAGAAAACACAACAAAACATGAACAACAAGTATAGAAAATTATTATTAAAAGAATGTCCTAACTTGTATAAAAGTTATGAGACAATAGTTGAAGAGCAGTTTGAACTCTTTGCAAAAAAGCAATTAGATTATGGTATTGGCAATATAAGTACTGGTGCAAACTTAGAAACTAAACAAGGTAAAGATTTTGCTTTACATGGTTTATGGTTTAGAATGAATGATAAAATAAGTAGATGGAAAAATTTAATAATAAAGAATCGTAAAGGCAATAATGAAACTTTAATAGATACATATCAGGACTTAGGCAATTACTCTATTATATGCCAATTAATAAATAGAGGTTTATGGAAGGAATAGAAGACAACAAAAAGAAAAAAGACGGAAGGTCAAACAACGGAGCTCTTAAAGGTATTTCAAGAGGTCAAGGACGACCACCAAAAGCAAGAGAAAAAAAGCTAGGTAACTATGCTTTGGGAGCTATGAAAAAAGTGTTTGGCAGTGAAGAGAAAGCTTGGCTTGAATTAGCTAAACAATCTAAAGATAGCTTTCCACATATGAGATTACTTTGGGAATATAAATATGGTAAACCAAAAGAATTAAAAGAACTTAATGTTAAAACAGAAGTTAACATTCCAATAATTAATTTTGGTGATAAAGACAAAACAATAGATATAGAATCAGAAGAAATAAAAGATGAAGAAACTAAACCTCAATAAGAAGTATCAAACTTTGTTTAACTCTAAAAGTCGTTACTTTGTAATAACTGGAGGGAGAGGTTCTGGAAAATCATTTGCTACAAACACATTCTTAGTATTACTTACATACGAAAAAGGACATAGAATATTATTCACTCGTTATACAATGACTTCAGCAGGTATGTCTATTATCCCTGAGTTTATAGAGAAGCTAGAATTGATGGGTGTACTTGATCAGTTCACTGTAAACAAGACAGAGATCATAAACAATTTAACAGGCAGTTCAATATACTTCAGCGGGATTAGAACTTCAAGTGGAGATCAAACTGCAAAGCTTAAATCTATACAGGGTGTTAGTTCGTTTGTTTTAGATGAAGCAGAAGAGTTAACAGATGAAGAGAGTTTTGATAAGATAGATTTTAGCATTAGATCAAAGCTTGTAAAGAACAGATGTATATTAATTCTAAACCCTACAACAAAAGAGAATTGGATATACCAAAGGTTCTTTCAAAACAGAGGAGTTCCTGATGGATTTAATGGCACTAAAGAAAACATAACTTACATACACACTACATATCAAGACAACTTAGATCATTTGTCAGATTCATTTGTTAAGCAAATTGATGACATGAAAGTTAGACGACCAGAGAAGTTTAAACATCAAATTATGGGTGGTTGGCTAAAAAGTGCAGAGGGTGTTATCTTTAAGGACTGGAACATTGGTAAATTCAATAATGAAATAGATTCAATATTTGGCATGGACATAGGATTTTCAGTTGATCCCTCAGTTTTAGTAGAAGGTGCAATAGATAAAGAAAGAAAGATTATCTGGTTAAAAGAACATTATTATAAAGCAGGATTAAGCACAACTCAAATATATGAATTGAATAGAAGGTTTGCAGGTGCCAATTTAATAGTAATGGACAATAGCGAACCGCGACTTTTAGCTTCCATAAAATCTAAAGGACTGAATGTAATACCGACCATAAAAAAGAAAGGCAGTATCTTAGCAGGAATCTCTTTAATGCAAGATTATCAAATAATAATAGACGATAAATCTGTAAATTTAATAAGGGAGTTTAACAACTATACTTGGAAATTAAACGGTGCAATTCCTATCGATAAATTCAATCATGGCATTGACGCCTCGAGATACCTCTGTCAATACGTCTTAACTAGATCAGTGCCACATGGTAGCTACTTTATAAAATAAAAAATGAAGATAGGAAATGTTTACATACTAGACAAAACTGAACAAGAAATTGTTGAATTAGTTGCAAGTCAAAGACAGAACAACAAGGTTAAAACAGGTTGGGATGGTAAAGGTACAGTAAACGAAAAAAGTGGTGTAGATTTAAATATAGTTGGCTTTGGTGCTGAGTTTATATTTTGTAGGGAATTGAATCTATATCCTGACTTTAAGATACACAATACGTCTAAATCTAATGGCACAGATTATTATGATGCAGTTTATAAAAGTAAGACAATAGATGTAAAAGTAAATAGAAATCATAAACACCCATTAATGATTCCAAGCTATGCCAAAAGTGAATGTGATCTGTTTGCTCTGTTTAGTTGCATATACCCTAGATATAGATTTGAAGGGTTTGCTACTAACGAAATGGTATTCAATAAATCTAATATAAGAATGACAAGAGTTGAAAGTTTCGTAATAGAAAAGGCAGATTTATTAGAGATAGACAAAGTATTTTAGTTTTTTTTTATATTTATTTGGTCAGTTGGAAATTATTAACTATATTTGTTAATATCTAATAATTAAAACAAAGAAAATTATGAAAATTTACAAGCAGTACAAAGATGAATCTTTTAAAACGCTAACGCCATTAAAGAAGTTTATAGAACTTACAGAAGGCAAGGGTGCTTACAAAAAAAATACAGCATTACAAACATTAATAGAATGTGGTATTGTTGAAACTAATTGGGCATGGTACACGATAATTAATGATTAAAATAAAGAAAACAATGAGAGAAAACAAAAAGATTACCCCAAAACATTTTAAGATTAACGAGGATTGGATACAGAAATCTAATCAAAATCTAGTAATAGATTTATTAAGAAAACAATTTAAAACAAATAAATAATGAAACTAGAATTTACAAAGAAAGAAGTAAAAGAGATGTTAAAACCTAAAAACCTATTAGAATTTAATAGAGAAATAAGTGAAAGACATTCAAACACCTTAGCAAAAAGTATTAATGAATGTGGGGTTTTAAGGTATCCTGTAATTGGCAATATATCTAAATTTGATAAAAGAAAGTATGTAATAGTAGATGGTCAGCATTTATGTTTTGCATTAGTTAATATGTCAAAAAACAAAGCAAAAATAAATTGTATTGTTAAGGATTATGAAACTAAAGAACAATTAATAAAAGATGTTGCTACACTAAATAATGTAAATAAAACTTGGACAGACAAAGATTATTTACACGCTTGGTTTAAGTATGGTATTAGCAATATTAATTATTTCACTAATTACTCTTATTTATGGAATATGTATGAGACATATTTAGATTGTTTACCATGTGGTTATTTAGTTGATCTATATTCTAATAACAAAGACGATTTTAGAACAGGAAAGCTTGAATTTAAAGATAGAGTTTTCAGCGATAAGTTAGCACAAATATCATGTATGTTAAAAAATGATTTTAATAAAGGATCATTTACTTTACAGGGTTTAAGAACATGGGCGTTTGAAATGCATAGAAAAAATATAGAGATTGACTTTGAAAAACTAAAGTTAAGAATCATGACTGCTATAATGAACAATGAAGATAATAATTGCAACGGCAGAGATGATTTTAGAGATTTAATAGAAGAAGTTTATAATAGAATTTAAAAACAAATAATTATGAATAAAGTAAACGCATTTGAAAACGAGATATTTGATCACTACAGAAAAAGAGTAAATCAAATAGGAAAATCAATTAACCTATTAAAAAGTCATGGCTACACAGTTGTAGATTTAGAAGGTAAGATAATAGAAAACGAAATAGAATTAACTGAATAAAATGGGAACATCAAAAGACAATTTAATAGATAAAATATATGAGTTAGAAGAAGAGGTGGTAAGCTTACAATATGATATTAATTGGCAAAATCATTACATGGACTTCTTAGAAGGAAAGAATGACGAACTACATCATAAAGCTACTGTACACGCTAACTACATTATGAACTCAACTAAAACCTATGAGATATGAGAACAAAGAAATGTGAAATGTGTGGTTATGAAAACCATGAAGACAATTTTAAATGTGAAGGTTATGATTGTGGCATTCCTTTAGATTTAACTATAGAAATTAACTCGTTTGGTTTGCCAGACATAATACAAATCAAATGAGAAAGTGTAACAAATGTGCAACAATAATAGAACAGAAAGCAAAGCAACTATTCTGTTATAATTGCAAAGGGTATAAGATGCCTTACGAAACTTATAAATTTTATTCACTAGCAAACCAATTTAAAAACAAATAATATGAAAGTAAACAAAGTATATAAAACAGTACGCCCTATGCGAAAGTTTGGCAATTTAATAAAGGATTTATTTATGCCCAAGCAATCTAATCATTTTTGGATTAGAGTAAAAGAAATCGCAGAAACTCAAGAGGAAAAAGAAGAGCAAATTTATGCCATAATAGAATTGTTAAACAATAGAATAGATATAAAAATATGAGTAATTTAAAAGCACACTTACAACAGGATTTACTTGAAGCACATGAGTGTTTTTACAATGTAAATAGAAATATAAATAACTATGTTGTAGATAATCAATACAACAATGAATTTAAAAGAAACCTAGAGAAGCTAGACAATTTCTTTACTTATTGGAATTATCACGCTAAAAACTTAAATAAATAAATATGACACATCAAGAAGATTTAAACAGAATTGAAATCAAACACCTTAGAGATATGAATCAAATATTCAAATCTGAGATCATGAAGCTAAAGAATATGAATCGAACACTAGAAGCAAAGAATGAATTGTATAGGCAAGAATTAGAATCAGAATATAGAAAAAGTAAAGTTTAAAAGATGCAACATAAATTTATTAGGGAGTTAGTAGAGTTTAAATTTAAAGCTATTAGAACTGCCACAAAGAAAGCTAAACTATTTATCGAGTATGATAATTCAATGGTGTGGATTCCAAACTATATGATATTTAGATATAATTGGGATAAAAAAAATAATGTTGTAAGAGTGTTATGTCCTAAAAAACATTTGGTTAGTATTATAAACCAACCCAGAGAAGAACGTAAATATAGAAAACGTAAATCATGAAGCAACTAACATTTGAGATAAAAGAAGTAGGACAAGAAGTTTATACTAAGCAATTCAATACGGATAGATCAATTCAATACACCATTGAGCAATACTCAAGGCATCGCCAAATTCAATACATGAATTTAATAGAGTAGATTATAAATTCAATACATAAATTTAATATACCCCACCCATTCAAAAAATGTCTATTTTCTGTTCGGCTATTCTTGGGCAATTTGCAAAGCTAAAAACAAATAAAGCATAAAAGCAAACTAATATTCTTATTTAGAATTAATATAAATTATTAACTTTGTTTGTTAATTGTTTTGTCAGTTGGAAATATTATTTATATATTAGCTAAAAATTAATACTATGAAAAACTTAATTAAAATATTATCCGAAATTTTCGCATTTGGTTTGTTCGCCTTTATTATGGGCGTTTGCCTTATCTTATTAAT